TGGGTGCCGGCTTCCGGCCAGTGGTGGGCCGACCTGGGTGTTCACTGGATCAAGGCAGAAGAAAACGGCAAGCCGATGGCTGTCGTCGGCGACTGCGACACGGTTTACCAGCAGCCCTCCACCCTGAACACCGCAATCGAAATGGCGATCAATGGCGCCATGGATGAAACGTCCAAGAAGCTCTACGAGTCCTGGAAGCCGCGTAAGTCGGTTCTCCTGCTCGCCGTCGACCGCTCGACTCCGGGCGACGATCTGGATGTCCTTGAACTGACCGCGACCACGTTCGCCAAGGTTCTCGACCTCTACAGCCTCTACGACGACGCGGGCCAGGACATCACCGACCCCAACTCCGGCTCGGATATCATCATCACCCGCACCGGCAAGGGTCTCAACACCAACTACGACGTTGCGATCGCTCCGAACGTTCCCGGTCAGCCCTTCAAGGCCGTGCCGCTCGACACGATCACTCGCGCCACCAACCTTCACGACTTCATCGCCACGAACTTCTTCCGCGGCGAAGAACAGAAGGCTCTCAACGCGATTGCCAACATCGCCGGCATTGCCGTTCCGCGCCTGTCTGGCCCGGCCGGTGGTGCAGCTGGTGTCCGCACGCCGACCGCAGCACTGTCCTCGCCGTCCGCGGCCGTGGCTGATGCCGCTGTCAGCACCCCGGCTCCGTCCGCCCCTGTGACTGCCGCAGCTCCTGCTGCCCCGGTGGTCGACACGTCGGCAGCTGATGCTCTCGCCGCGAAGCGCGCCGAGATCCTCCGCCGCCAGCAGGAAGCCGAAGCCGAACTCGCCGCTATGGAAGCAGCTTCTGCTCCCGCAGCCGCAGCCGCACCCGCCGCTGCTGCGCCGGCTCTGACGGCCGCTCCCGCAGCAGGTCTGTCCGCGCTTCCTGCTTCTGAGCAGGATGCGATCCTCGCGGAACTCGACAACCTCGTGTGATGCGATCCCCGACCAGGTGCGTCCCCTCCGCACCTGGACTCCCACCTTCGTCGCGGAAGGTGGTCAGCGACAGCGCGGTTTCCCCTGCCCGCGCTGTCGCCTTTTATAAATGAGGTTTTCAATGGCACAGAACTACCTGCTGATCGATGGCAATTCGCTCGGCCACTATTACAACAATGGCGCCAGGCTCACTGTCGGCTCGACCGAAGTGCAAGCCATTTTCGGCTTTCTGCGTGGCCTTCGCCAGCAGATCGCCAACTATCAGAATTTCCAGCCTGTCGTGCTTTGGGACGGCGCGTCCTGGCGCAAGATGCTGCTCAACTCCTACAAGGAGAACCGCGACAAGGCCGAGACGAAGGCGGAAATCAAGCAGCAAGCCGCCAAGACCGCCTACAAGAAGCAGGCACCCTACATCGAGAAGGCCCTGCGCTTTCTGGGTATTCCGCAGATCCGCGCGCTTAATATGGAAGCTGACGATCTCGGTGCCATTCTTTGCGACCGCTACACCGCTCAGGGCAGCAAGATCGTGCTGCTCACCGGCGACAAGGACTGGCTCCAGCTGATCGGCCCGGGCGTCGTCTGGCGCGACTTCATCAACAATCGCCTGGTCAATCAGACCAACTTCGAGGAAATGACCGGCGTCTCGACCATTAAGCAGTTCCTCGAGATCAAGGCGCTGTCCGGCGACATGGGAGACGGTGTGCCGGGTGTCGGTGGCATCGGTGCCAAGGGCGCGCTCGAATTCGTTAAGGAATACGGTTGCTTTGCCGACTTCACCAACAACGTGATCTTCCACAAGACGATCGACCTTAAGAAGCTGCCGAAGAAGTATCGGGATCTGGTTGAGAAGGAGGAAAAGGCGATGGCCTATGCCCTCAACATCAAGCTGGTCGATCTGCGCACGACGGCGCGTCCCGCTGTTCAGAACCTGATCATCGACAAGGGTGAGCCCTCCTACGAGAAGTTCCACCAGTTCTGCGAGCTCCTCATGTTCCGGTCGATCACCCAGGAGCTCGCCGAGTTCCTTCGCATCTTCCCCGCCTTTCACTACCTCAACCACCTGGAGGCCGCATGACCGTCTTTCTCACCCTCGCGTTCGCTTGGCTTTATGTCTTCGGCGCGATCATGACCTACGCCCACGCTACCGAGTGTCTGCGCAGCCAGATGACCCCGAAGGAATACGTCATCATTCTCACCTGGGCATTCAGCATCCCGGCTTTGATGATCCGGGAACTCATCAACCAGGTGCGCGCATGACCGCTGTTCGCGCCCCGCAGCTCACCCGCGACAACCTCTTGCCGCGCCATGACAATGAGATCTGCCGCAAGGTCGATCCCGCCGTCACTTGCGGCCTTTTGGTCGCCAAGCTTCACGCGGAAGCCGAGGAGATCGCCCGCGATCTCACCAACCCGGAAGAATACGGCGATCTCATTGAGACCATCTATGCGCTCGCCCGCCTCAACAAGGTCGACCTCAACGAGATCGACCGCATGCGCAGCCACAAGCGCGCCAAGAAGGGCGGTCTGCAGAGCGGCAATCTCTGGGTTCCGTCCGAGTTTTTCAACGTCGTCCACAATTCGTAACAGGAGAATCCATGTCCAGTCCCGCAGATATCATGAAGGCGCTTACAGGCGTCATCGGCGCCAACGATCCCGAGGCAACCGTGAGGCACTTCCTCGACACCGGCTTTCCGCCGCTTAACAACGCATCAAGCGCCGACTGGGATAACGGATTGCCCGTTGGTCGCCTTGTCGAAATCGCCGGCCCTCCCTCGTCCGGCAAGACCGCGATCGCGACGAAGGCAATGGCGGCAGCGCAGGCCGCCGGTGGCGTTGCCGGATTTATGGATCATGAGCGGTCGTTCTCGCTCACCCTCGCGCCGAAGCTCGGCCTGGATACCACGCCTGGTCGCCTGATCTATAAGAAGCCCGAGACTTTCGAAGAATCCGTCGGTATCTTCTCACTCGCCGTATCGACCATTCGCGAAAAGAAGCTGATCGCCAAGGATGCACCGATCTGCTGGGTGTTTGACAGTCTCGCTGCGATGACGCCGCAGTCGGTTCTGTATGACAGCAAGGGCAAGCTGCGCGATCCCAAGGATCGCAACATGAACGACAACACGGCGCTCGCCCGCGCGACTTCGGCGCACTTCTCTGGCATCGCCCAGATCGCCGAGAAGTATGATGTTTGCGTGATCTTCCTTAATCAGATGCGCACCAAGATCGGCGTTATGTTCGGTGATCCGCGCAAGACGACTGGCGGCGACAGCCCTGAGTTCTACTTTTCCCAGCGTATCTGGCTCTCGGCAGCCCAGATCAAGGTGGACAAGGAAGTGATCGGCATGGAAGTGACCGGCGCCTTCGTGAAGAACAAGGTCGCGCGGCCGTTCGTCAAGGCCAAGTGGCGCTTCATGTTCCAGCCCGACGGCACGGGTCGCTTTGACGCCGAGCGCAGCCTTGTCGAGTTCCTCAACGAACAGAAGCTGCTGGTTGGCGTTGATCCCTCGACCGGCAAGGATACCAAGCCGGGCTATCACATGTGGGATGGCAAGCAGATGACCCGCGAGGGCATTGCGCGCGCCGTTGAGGCCGAGGGTAAGGCGGGCTTCGATAAGCTCAAGGCGCTCCTGCCGCCCAAGTATGAACCGCCGATCGTCGCAGAAGCCGATATGGGCGAGCTCGGCCTCGACGAAGCGGCGTAACATAGTTGCGCTTCCCCACTCCCAGTTTGCTATAAGATAAATATCGAACTAGCAGACTGGGAAACACATGAAGGTCATATCAATTTGGCAGCCCTTTGCACTCTTGAGTGTGAGGGGCTTCAAAATTTTCGAGACAAGAACCTGGGCCATGCCCTCTACGCTGATCGGACAGCGGGTCGGAATTGCTTCGACCAAGAACGTCAAGCCCGAGCAGCGTGCCTTCGTCGAGGATGAGGAATTCCAGGCGCACTATCTCCGCACTGGCCTGCCGCCTATGGCTGAGCTTCCGATGGGATATCTGATGGGCACGGTCATCATGGACTCGTGCGAGCTGATGACCGAGGAGTTCGTCGAGGACGTGTCGGCCGAGGAGCAGGCATACGGTTTCTGGGATGAAGGAAACTACGCCTGGCGCCAGCGAGAGCCCATGTGGCTCAAGCATCCCATTCCGATCCAGGGCAAGCAGGGCATCTACGAATGGGATGGAAAGTTACCCGATGACGAACCGGAAGTTCGACCGTTCGAATCCTCGCAAGCTCGACAAGGCGAAGATGGATTTCAAGAATTACAAGCGCACGAAGGCGGGGCGCCGCAGCAAGCAGCTCATCGGCGCGGACTATATCTTGTCGATCGGTAAAGCCTATATTGCGTTCCGTTGGCATGGGGAGATCTTTGCCAACGGACAGAAGGACACGTCCACGGCGGTCACGATGAAGGTTGCCGCCTGGGCCATCGACTATACCGACATTCTCGAAGCGCGTTTGCGCGGATGCGAATATCTGGGCGTCATGGAACGCGCCAAGGGCGGCGACGTGTTCCTGATCGAGCTGGAGAAGTGCCGGGATCCTGCCTATTGGATCAAGAAGCTCGACTACACCAAGCAGGGCATTCCGGATACGCAGCGCGCCATCGGCTATCACTGGTTTGCGCGTCGCGCGGGATCTACTGTTCTCTGATCATGACCTGCAGCACTCCAATTCTGAGCTTGCTATAAGCATAAATAGAAAT